ACTAGCTTTTTGCAATTCTTTTTGTGAAACCAACATTTCGGTAAAAGCCTTCTACTTTGCTCTATTCCATCTTCTATACTAAGTTTTGGTGCGATGTCAAATTCTAAGCCTAATTCCTTAGCGGTTTCCCACCTAGATTTGTTTGTTCCTAGCTCCCTGACCTTAATGTCATGGGGTGCGATGTGCTTGGAGTAGTTATAGGGTTTGCTATCTATTATGTTTAAATAATGGTCTAAACCCTCTCCTGAGTTTTCATAATAATCTATAACCCTAATTTCGCCTTCATGCCTTTGAACGAAAATAATAACGGTGCTATCGTTCATTCCTAAATCCCACCAAGTTTCGGTTTCTAATTCCTCATCTATTTCAAAATTTTTTATTCTCCCTTGCGAATCCAACTTCTCAATTAAGCTGCCATAATAAGATCCTGAGATTCCAGCTTGGAACGAACACTCCATCTCCTGAGCATAGGCTTCAGGCGACATGACATCTTTGGCTGCGGTTAATTCTTTTTGATTAATAATTTTTGTTTCACTAGCTTTAAAAATGCAAGTAAACCAATCGTTGGTATGCTTTGCCATTTCATGGAGTTCATAAAAGTAATTACGACCTTTGGGTGTACCAATAAAGATTGCAAACCCACCCCTGTCGGAAAGGCAAGGTCGCAGTACGGTGTCAAATAGGTCAGGTGCCACATTCTGCGTTTCATCCACAATAATACCATCAAAATACTGCCCTCTAATAGCATTAGAGTTTTCAGCTCCAATAATCTGTATTCTGGAGTTGTTGACGTTAAAATCTACTCTGAGTTCTGATTCATTAAACTTCACACCAGGAATTGCGGCAGAAAATTGTTTGAGATAATCCCAAGCGGTGCTTTTTCCTTGAAGTCTGTATGGCGAAATAAAGGCGTATCTGGGGTAAGGGCGTTTGTTGGTTAGTGCAGCTTTGATCAAGTGGTTGATTGCGAAAACTGTCTTACCACCTCTCCTATGTACTATGATTACATTGAAGCGGTTCTTATCGCATTTCTTGTGCAAAAAATTCTGGATTTCTCTGGGCTTGTAGGGAATGACGATTTGTTTCAAAATATTACAAAACCCCCTTTAGTGTAAAGTTCTTTTAGGTTTCATATTGTGGTCATCTTGGACAAATTCTTCTGTTAGGAATTTACTAAAATCATTAGCTTGTTCATCGGTATCAAAGCCTGTGAAATGAGTAACGACAACAGGTTTTTTAGTTTCCTTGTCTTTTAAAATAAAAATGATTGTTTTTAAAATTAAATTGTCCATGTCAGTTTTAGTTCAAACTTAAACCAAATAATAAAGTTTAGATGTGTGTACCTCCGTTAAAATTAAAATTCCCATCCGATCTCAAAAACTCCCAACCGCTTCAATAAAACCCCCTCAAGTTGAATAATTAGTTCAAATAGCTGGATTTATTATTTCCGATAAGTAATCAATATCGGAATATTACTAACGATAATTAATTCTTATCAATAGCTTGGCTATTTTCTTGTTATTACTTCACATATAATAGCTATGCTTTTTATGTGTAAGTAATACACAAACACCAAGTAATTCAACACTTTAGAACGATTCTAAACTATTAATTCTTGCTCCAACTAATGTTTATTGGCTCTGAATTAGATCCTTTTAGTGTTAAAACTTCCGCAGACTTGCCATAAACCTTGGATTTGAGCTTTGAAGCTGTCCATTGTGAGTGGGCACTAACTATTTTATAGAGATTCACAAGATTCTGCCCAGCCTTTCCATCAATCTGTCCGCTTTCAATCTTGGACTCTAGTTCAAGTCTTTTATCTTTTAAATTACTTAATTCTAAATCAATGGCTAACTCTTTTGCCTTTTGATAACAGCTCATCAAGTCATTATCCTCAACTAATTCTTTTCTAAAGCTAGTCCAGGTATATTCAATGCCTTTTTTGAATAGTTCTCCATTAGGTTTATCAAATATCTGTCTAATGGTTAAACCATCAGCGATTAGGTCTAAGATAGTATTTTTTAACTTTTCAGATAATTTGCGTTTTCTTCCTGCCATAATTTTGTCCTTTAGTGGCTGGGCGGATAGAAAGGAAATGCTATAGCTAATTAGATACCGCCCAAGCCTGAGTTATAACTTGTTTAAGCTGAAAATTCCAAAGGGTAAAGGAATAGTAGCCAATTAAATATATAGCACAAGATATGGTATTTACCAATCAAATATTGATTTGGGCTTATGAAAGGTCCTCTTATCACCAGTAATGGGATTTTTTTTAATAATTTTTCTTTTCATCATATCGTCCATTATTCTAGTAGCTGTAAAACTCCCAAATCTTGAATGATTATAAATCCAACGGCATTGCTCCACCGACAACATCCCAGCTTCATAATCAGATTGAAGTTGTATTGTAATTTCTAGCTTTTCTTCCTTAGTGTAATTATTATTATAAAAATGCTGCAAGGGTTTATCCTTATAATAGTAAAGATGTGGTTCTTCAGGGGGGGTGGCAGAGAACTTATTACTCATTAAATTTCTTAAAACCTTTAGATCTTCGCTTACTTATATTATTATTATGAATAATAGTCTTATTCTCTAAATACTGAGTAGATTTTGGGTAGGGGGGTTGCGTAGAATCTGATAGGGTGCTTACCCTAAAATTACTTAGTCTGAGCTTATAATAGTTTGAGCTGATTCCTCTGTTGATAACCAAATAACCATTTTTGACCAATTCCCTTTTACAATTTTGAAGGGTATTAATAGAGATTCCCAGCTTATTCAATAAAGTCTTATTTCTAAGGTGGCGGAACTTGGGGGATAATGACCGAATATAAATGAATAGCATTTTAGCATCATTACTTAACTCAAGCGAATTAATCACTTGATTCGGAATCATTGAAAAACCCTTATTTTTAGTCATACCCTTGCTAAGCATATATACACAAATTTTGGGTATATCAATACACTATATCTAGTAGCTTTTCCTGGAATAAACACAAGGAACAGAAAGGGAACGGATAACTTTTATTTTCTTAACCCTTAAAATATTATACAAAAGCTGTACTTCTTTGTTCATTCTGCTATTATAAAGCATGATTCGTTTAACAAATAAAAAGGGAGAATAAAAATGATAACGGCACATACAGTAGGAAGTAAATATGCAGAAGTTAAAGACCTTAGAGTTAAGGAAATAGCTAAGCTAGTAAGAAAAGACCTTAAAAAGTTCAAAGGTTGTAAATTTTCTGTGAAGTCAACATACAATAAAATTGATGTAGCTTTAGTTGATTGTGATGACATCAAAAAATATTTTTATATTTGGGAGGGTGTAAATCAAAAAGACCCTAGATATACTGATACTTTTCACAAAGAAGTTAAATCAATAATGAACCAATATAACTTTGATAATGGGGATAGTATGTCTGATTATTGGCATCAGAATTTCTTTGCCTTTTTTAACTTACATTTTCCATTATTAAAAAGAGCAAGGGTAGAATTTGGCTTGAAAGGTTTTGAATTAACAAACTAATAAGACTCAAAGCGGATTAGAAATAGTCCGCTTTAAGACTTATTATAATAATAGGTCATTAACAAAGAAAGGAGAAAAAAGATGAGCTATTCAAATCTAATAACCGATAACCAAATAAGAAACTTACATCATACGTCAATGAAAAGTTTTTATGATGAACAAAAAGCAACAGGAAGATTTGAAATATTAGAGGGCAAGGAGAAAAAATCTTACCCAAATTCAACTCTATTGTGGTTTGATAATCAATTAGAGAGTTTGTTAGCTTTTAACTATTATTCTAATTTATTTAAAAATACACTACATTTAAACGATATGGCAGATATTAAAGATGAATATAATATTGGTCGTTATTGTGTTTTAGTAAATACTATTTTGAATAAATGAAATATGAGTGATGAAAATAGAAAGGAGGAAAGCGATGAAAATAATTAGCGAAGTATTAGACTATATTAGTTTTTTATTATTGCTCTATTTCTGCTATTTGGGTTTGAAATATGCACCACAAATAGAGTCCTTAATAATAGATTTAAAGGGTGGAGTAATCTGAAAGAATTAACAATTAACTCCCTAGCAAGTAGGTATGAGGTCTTACCAAAGGAAATTAAAGCCAAGATACCTTATGCCTACTTCATCAAATATCCTCAAAGGGTAGAATTAGCCGTTCAAACCACTAAAAACGTCATAATGGGCAAAACAGAAATAGCCATTAAAATGCGAAGGGGTGAACGTATTGTGTTATGGAAATTTACAAAGGAATAATAAATGAGCAATAAAGAAGATTTAATTTTATCAATGAATCAATCATTGGTAAACAAATTTGAAAGACTCTACAAAGACGAAAAAGAACGCAGACAATTTTGTGAAAATGAACTAGCTTTAATTAAAGGGGTGGGCAATAATTCTCCTGAAATGAAAAAGCTCCAAGAAGAAAATAAAAAACTTAAAGAAGATTTAATAAGAGAAAAGGAAGAACACCAATACGACAATAATGTTCATAGAAAAGAAATAAAAGAACTTAAAGGGAGGATTAATGGAAGTTTTAATCGTAATTGAAATTTTGGCGATTATATACGCCATAAGCGTAACTAACAACAGCTAAAAGTTTAATATACTTTTTTTATTTTTTTCAAAAAGAATAAAGAAATATCTCCCAAACCATTTTTTTATCTCATAAACCTTAATATAAGTAATAGCATAACCTTGTTTTTCCCATAAGTTTAAACGCCTTACAGTTAAAGCATTAAATAAATTATGATTAACTAAATATCCAAAGCGATTCGCAATAGTTAAAGAATGTTCTATTATAGGAATTAAACCATTTTTAGGTTTATCGTCTATTAAAATTTTAAAAGGAGGGTTGCTAACAATTAAATCTATGGGGGTAGTCCAATTAAAAAAGTCTATGTTTTCATCTTTTTCACAATAAAATTTTTTACATAGGGGGAGTTGATTGTAAAAGCTGCCATCTCCTTTAAACGGCTCTAATACTGTGTCCGTTTTTTTTATAGATAAATGAGAGATAATATCTTTAGAAATATCTAAAGGGGTGAACATTAAGGTCTTATGTTCTTCAAAATATTTATACGTTTTCTTCATTTTCAAATTTTATAACTGCGTTGAAACTAAATGAAATTCTAGGTTCTTCTGAGTTATGCGGATAAACTTGATGTTCTAAATTTGCTGGAAAAATATAGAAATTTCTTTCTTTCGGCTCTCTTTTATAAGTAGCAAATTGAAACATCCCCTCCGATCCCTCTCTCCACTCAACGCAGCCACTAAATTTATTATGCTCCTTTTCTCCCTCAATCGGTTTCATATCATTAGGAATAGATAAATAACCAACGGTGCTGATACTTGGATTTTCTTGTATTCCAGCAAAATTGCTATGCGTATGCAAAGGATTCCATTGATTTTTTAATTGGTAATTATACCAAGCTGAATTGATTACAATATGCCTGACCTTTTTATTAGGATAATGACTATTGGTATAAGATTTTATAACTTCATCAAAGTAATTCCTTTTCCATTTAAGCATCACTTCAGGAGTTATTAAAAATTCTCCGTCATTGCCTAACCCACCAGCTAACTTAAAGCCGAAGCGATAGTCTTGTTTTTTTTCTTCAGGTAAGTTTCTAATCATATCTAAATCAGCTTTGAAATCTTTCATTAATTCAAGGGGGAGGTCTTGCATAGAGATAGAAGATCCAAACGGCTTGAATATTTTTACATTTATTTTACCCATATTTTTTTTCCTTTTATTATGTTGTGAATAGTATGTTTTCCTTTTTTATTGATATAAGATAATGTGCCTGTCCATTTAGGGTTAGTAATTGCCAAAGATTTTAATAATTTTTTAAAAGACATTGATTCTTTTTCTTCTTCTTCCTTACCATCTTCCTTTATTTTAAATTTATATTTCATTTAGTTCTTTTATATCTACCTTATAGGCAGCAGGTCTATTAGGATGCCCAAAGTTTGTTAATCGTTCTGGCATATCTTCGCAAAAAAGAAACCAACCCATAATGGAAAAGCTAAAATCCCCATTATGAATTACTAAAACATATTTTCCTTTTTTTTCATTAGGTCTAATCAATAGAAAATTATAATCCTTTTTTTTTTGTGTTCTTATTTCAATATTATTCTGAAAGTCTGAGTCGGTATATCTAGCAAACGAATCGCTATATGAATTATTAAAGAAAGTATTGGTGGCTTTGGCATACGCAATTTCTCCTAAAGAGCCAAGCACCGAATCGGTAATAGTCTTTTCAAATCCACCAGTATAGCCATAAGAAAAGGTTTTTCCTTGTTTTAGGTTGGAGATATATCTCCTTGTTGCATTTTCAAAAGCTAGTTCTACTTCAAAAGGTTCTAATTTAACTTTTTTCATACTTCATTTACTTCATTCCCAAATACATCCCAGCCAGGAGTTTTTTGTCTAGCAAAGAGTTCAATTCTTGGTAAATCTCCCATAAGCTCAACAATTCTATCCCTAACACAATCAGGTTTTCTACTATGTTCTCTCCTCTTATCAATAACTAATTGATTTACATTTTTAGAAATTCTTTTAGGATTTCCTTTAGTGGCTAATAAACACATTTCAGGATTTGCTCTTGTCCAATAACCTAATCCAGTAAAAAACTTATTCATTTTTGTTTCCTTGCACCAAGTAAAAGCAACTGTTTTATATTTAAAATTCCATTCTTTAAGTAGTCTAAAAGATTTTTCAAGAAAAGGATCAGTAACCCAAAGAAACAATACACAATCCACATCACAAATATTAGATATAGGAAGCCGTAAGAGATCATTAAATTCCATACAATTATAATGTTGTGTTGCGTTGCGATTTTCGCCTTTTTTAGAGTAGCTTTTAAAGTAGTAAGGTGGATCTGCATAAATTATTTTATATTTCTTCTTTGGAAATTCCATATTCCTTTTTATCTAAATATTTTTTGACATTTTCTAGTTTTTTATTCCATATCTTTAATGAATAACAATCCGCACAATAATATTTAACATCCTGTATTTCTGCATTAAATTTTTTACACCTACAACACTTCCTAACATCTCCGTACAAGTAGCCCATTTATAAATCTTTCCAATTTAGGATTGGCAATAAGTATATTTACAAATTCTTCTGCTAATCTTGCAGTTTTTTCCTCTCCAATTTTATTAATGTTAATTTTATTTAGATGACAAATGATATGCCAAAGCTCATGGAATATTGTTTTAGCCATATTTCTTTTAGAAAGTTTAGGGTTAATTTTTAAAGTTAAATCATTAGGATCATAAATAGCCAAACAATCTTTTGGTTTTTGCCACAACACTTTAATTCTCTTTTTTTTATAATAGATTGATTCTAACATGGTTCTAAATATAGCTAAAAATAAAGACATTTCAACCATATATAGTACAAATAATGGTGAAAATACAGCTAAATATTGTACTAGATTTATGTATCATATTCGTATATAAAAACGACTCAATGGAGCTGCTTGATTGATGACACAGTTAATGAAAATTGGTGATGAGTGGGATATGAGAAAGGGATGTTTCACCTCCACACACCTATCGGCTAGTCAAATAAATTTACCTTTAGATGTTTGGTTTATGAAATACTGTGTTTGGAATGCTGCCAAACGAAAAAAGTTATCTCCCTCTGTTTCAATGATATTTGGTGGTATTTGTGGTCAAGCAGTCCAGGATTTAATTCAACACAAACTAACCGTTAAAGAGGTAATGGAGGGTAAAAATGTATGATCCAATGGCAAAAGATATAAAGTCTTTAGTAGAGCAAGTTAAAAGTTTAGAAGCTCAACTTAAAGAAAAGGAAATGCAAAGGGAAGAAGAACAAATCTATAAAATATCTGAAAGAAAAAAGGTAGATATTTTAACAGCAGAAAATAATCAACTTAAAAAGCAATTAGGGTTTCATATTGCTTTTAATAAAAATGGAAAGGATAAAATCATTCCTCTTATTGAGGAAGTTTTAAAATACTATGGTAAAAGAATCTCAGACAAAACAAACTAAAGTAAGCACAGAAGAAAAAAGCAAAGGATCTTTTAAGGAGAGAAGGGAAAAGTGTTTATCTAACCTAAACAAAGTGGCAACGGTTAATATTAAGGGAAAAGAATATTCAACGGTGGCTGAACGTCATAGGTTTTTATTAAAATATTTTCCTGAAACAAGAATAGATGAACTGATTGTTCAATCCGATGACAAGTCAGTTACCACTAAAACAACTTTATATATAGGGGAAACTCCTTATGCAACTGGTCATGCCAGAGAATATTTTAATTCAAGTTTTATTAATAAGACAAGTGCAGTTGAAAATGCTTTTACTTCTAGTTTAGGAAGATGTTTAGCTGCCTTTGGCTTACATGGATCAGAATTTGCGTCAGCCGAAGAATTAGCGAATGCTTTAAAACAACAAAGCAACGGTGTCGCACAAGAAATTCCTATTGAGAAACAAGTGAACATGACAAGATTAAGTTCGCTTTATTCTGATTGGAAGAAGAAGAACGATTTAATTGAAAGTCGTTTTAAAAAACAAGAACAATTAATTAATAAACAAGGAGGTACAAGTGGAAAAAGCTGGTAAAGAAAAAGATTGGGCATTATTTCCGTATGATGGCAGTCATGAGAAAGCAATTAAAATTGATTTTTCAGGCAACATCAAACTACATAATTCTGATCGCAAAGGAACGGTACTAGGAGTTAAAGGTGTTTCTAAAGATGGAAATACTAAGTTTGTAAGAATCTTCAGTCAGACAGGAGTTTTATTTTTGGGTGATGATGGAAAATTTACAGGCGATATTACCTGGAAAGATGTGGGAGGAAAGAAAGCTCTCATTGGATGGGCAAATGAAGAAAAGAAAATATTATCAGGTTATGCGAATGAACCGAAAGGCACAAAGGATGCTAAATTGGCTTTTTGAAGTCTTTATAGAACAGGAATATTACATCTATGTAATTTGTTTAATATTCGGTTTTTTTGTTCTGTATATGCAGAGTAGGTATTAAAAATGTTTGAACTTTTAATGCTCTTGGTTTTACCAAGTGAAATCAATCCGCAAGAAGTAGGCATAAAATACCTACTTAAAGATAAATTCGTTGACCATAAATCTTGCGAAGAATATGTAAAAGAAAATACCTACTTCAAGGAAGGCGACCAACAATATGAAGGATTATTTTATAAAATTGATAAGAAGGAATACAAAGTGTTTTTAACATATTGTAAACCAGTAGAAAAAGAAAAATGAAACCTGCATTAGAAAAATACTTTGAGGACTATGGAAAGAAACAAGGCGTAGCACTTTTAAATTTTCATTTCAAAGAAATGGAAGGGATAGATAAAAAAGTAAGTTATAAAATGATTCTGAAATTATCAGAAACAACCAGACCTGAACTTAAAAATGAAAGATATTTAAGAGGAGTTAGGATTTTTGGAAAATCCCATAATTATTTTCCTTTAAAAGTCAGTCGTTCAAGTATTTATAAAAATTATTTTGAAGGGAAAAAAAATGCCTAAAGATAATATAACTGATTTTCATAAAATGCCACCAGAGATTAAGCTCATGTTAAATGATAAGCAAACTCAATATGGTGATTACGGAGCTACCGCTTATGTTATGAAAGGAATAACGGAAGCCATCCTCTCAGGCTATAACGGTTATGTTGTAAAAGTTCCGATTGAATTTTGGGAAACCATGAACATCTCTGAAAAGAATTGGCGTAAGATTAAAAATAAAAACTATAAAGCTGATACTTATGATGATGTTTTAGGATTTAATGAATTGGGTAGAATGCTTAAAATGCAAGGAAAAAAGAATGAAAAGTAGAATACCGATGACACCGAAGATGCTGAACGTATTGAATTTTATTAAAAAATACAGTAAAAAAAATAAATACAACCCAACGTATGAGGAAATGAAAAATTCGTTGGGGTATAAAAGTAAAAATTCTATTACGGTCTTAATAGATAAGTTGGTTGCAAGGGGAGAACTAACTAAAATTAAGGGGTATAGGAGAAACATTGAATTAAATGGGAAATAAAATTGTGCAAAAGGATATGCTATATGAAGCTCTCATTAAAATTCAAGAAGAATTTGGAGGTAAAACGATTGAAGCTGCTACTAAAAAAGCACACCTCTCAAATGAGCCAAGTGATAACGCAAAAACAACTGTCCTTAATCTGCGTTTCATGCGGTCTAACATTAAGGTTAAGGAGGAGCTAGATGGACCCAGTAAAAATATTGGATCTGAAAAATCAGCAGGAGCAAGAAGTGAAAAAAATGTATAAGTATAAAAGATGGGTAGAAAAAAAGAAAAACACTATTGCTGAACTTGGATCTAAAATTGTTGAAGAAGAAAATAAACAACAAGTAATACACACTTAATTAACAATTAAACTATAAATTGTGTTAAGGGTACAGGGTAAATCTACGCTTTTTAAAAATGAAAGGAAATAAATATGCGTTCACTACAATCACCAACACTCATAAGAAACATAGCTAAGAATCTAGTCTTAAAAAGACTGGAGTCTGGCTTAACCCAAACCCAAGTCGCCCAAACATTAGGGGTAACTTTTCAACAAGCCCAAAAATTTGAATCTGGTAACAATGCGATGAGAGCAGACCAGCTTCATATTGTTTGTAAAAAATATAATTGGAATATGGAAAGTTTTTTTCATACTCCAATTTCTATTAAGTTAAAAGCTGCATCAAGCTCCGATGAGGAAAAAGAAAAAGCACAAAGTCTTTATGATAATCTTATGGCTAAAGTTCAAGGAAAGTGGCATAAGATAGATAACTTTTCTAAAGTCGCAACCAAATTTGATAAAAATGACATTCATATCAGTTAAAGAAAAGCTAGACAAAGTTGTTCTCTTAACGAAAGAGCAAAGGGAAAAGTTTGATTATTTAAAATCCATCATAGAATCATTTATCAGGAACGGTCATGCAGCACACATGACTATTCCTGGTTATGATAAAACCAAGCCTGAGATAGAAGCCTTTATGACCTTAAAGGGTATCAATATTCCTATTCATGGATATTTAGATCATAAGGGAGCTATGATTATAGAAGATAAATGTATGTTTCCTAGAAGGGGTCGGCTTAAAAAAGATGGAACTAGAAGTTGGAATACGGCTAAGCTGCCTGATGAACCTCCTTTAAATCATTTAATTCAGGTTGCCATCTACCATCTTTCAACTCATCTTCCTGTTTATATGTGCTATATCAACGAAAAGGAATTTAAAGTTTTTCATGCGAAGAACTGTGAAAAATTAAAACCTGAAAACCTAAAAAAATTAGAGAAGGTTATTTACCATAAGGCATTGGTTCGTCAGAACCTGCTTAAAATTTCTCCAGATATAAATGTATTGAAAAATTATATCCAACCAGACCTGGATAATTATATGTGGAAAAACGAATCAGATAATTCTTTATTAGATGATGCTAGAAAAATATGGGAATATTAATTACCAACTAAACACACTAGGTTTTTTCTCTACCATTTTAGTTTGTAGTTTTTCCCAAAGTTTCTTTTCAACTTGTTGCTGCTCATCATCCTTTTTCATACAAATATAATGAGCCTTTTCCCTTTCACCATTTTTATCAGTTGATAAGAAAGCCACAAAGGATTCGTCATTGGTCATTTCCTTTTTACAATAACGACAATTTCCTACAATCCGAATAGATTGTGCTTTAGCTTTTGCCCAAGTTTTTTTAGGCTTTTTTGACCTTATAACCATATTTCTTTGCCCATCGCTTGGCAAGTTTTGGTTTTTTCTTGAAAAGATACCGTCTTTGTTTTTTAGATTTAAACGGCATTTAATGCCCTCCATCCTCCCAGTTCAACAATGTAAACTTCGCCTGGTTTCTATCATAAAGTTTTTTAGACTTTATTTTCTTTTGTTGAAAGTTCGGTAGGGATAGCAATCTTGCCATTGGATTATCTTTTCTTTTTACCTTTTTTTTTATTCTTCTTATTTTTTTTTTTATTTTTTTTCTTTTTTTTCATATTACGCTTTCAAAAATGAATGAGCTTTTTTCCAGTCTTTTTCATTTTTTATTTCATTAACTACTCTTGTTCTTTCAGCTTTAAGATTGTCTTTACCTTTTTTAGTAAATGCTTTTTCAGCATCTATACGACCTTCTTCTTCTAAAAGATTTTCTGTTGGTGTGTTTGCCATAATTATAACCATTCCTTATATCCGCTCTTATCTTTTTTCAAAGCCATTTTTCTATTATTGTGACTGGAATAAGAGCAATGGATCCAGCCAGAATTTACAGTACCATCATAGTATTCTAAAATCAACTGATCATACTGAAAGTTATTTTTAATATGCGAAGCTACGTTTAAATTATCATGTCCGATTAACTCAAAGTCTGCCGCTTCACCTTTACAATGTTGACTTTTAGAACTGCTGCCTATTGCTTCTGAAAGTTTTGCAGACCTAAACCCTGACGAAATTTTAATAGGGGTTTGATAATAATCCCTTAAAGGTTGAAGAACATTTAAACAAAGTTGTTTAAGATTTTCTATTTGTTCTTCATTAGGTTCATTATCAAGTCCTAAACGCAAAGCAGTTTGGCTTTGTGTCATCTCTTTCAAACTAAAGTTTGGACTTAACATCATAATTAAATATTAATCTCTTTTCTTTTATCCTTTACTTCTTTACAAGTAAAGCGAATATATGCACCATTTTCATTAACAAATTCAGCTCCCATTAAATCTAGTATTTGCAACGAATCAGCATAACCTTGACGCATACAACTATCCCAATCGCTGAAAGTGTTTTTGTTTTGAAAGGGTTGGTCGCAAGTTCCAGACATTGCTGAACAAATAATCATTACTAATACTATTT